GTCTCCCCCGTCTAACATGAGAACCAGAGCATTGTCGGTACCTAGTCGGCGCTACACTTCAAGTGGAGCGACGATTCTGTACTCACATTTGGATATCCCGAGTAATACCCTAACTAGTGGGCCTGTGTCCACTACTGGGTTTTATTTCAGGTCCTACGAAGAGGAAGGTACCATCACTGATGATACCTCTCCTGGTCGTGGAGTCAAGGCCGTTGTGCATGATAAACGCACTATTAAGCAGTTCGATAGTACATTATCTATGTACTTCGATACTCCTTTAGTGTCTTATCTTAATAAAGCAGAAGGTCCTTTTGCATACTACTATATGTGGCGTACTCCTGCGAGTAGTTTTGATTATACTATTCGTCGAGATGCCGTTACATATAAAGTAGATGCGATATATCCTCAAGCAGTTGACAAGTTAGTTGCCGATACTGTCCATGATTTCTATTCCGTTAATGAGACTGATAATCTCCTTAACGTTATTGAATCACCTGAGTTAATAAGTTCACTTGCGTCTCTTTTGAGAACGTTTCGTGATCCTAGAACTCTAGCTAACCTAGCAGCTTCTGTCTTGAAAAAGACATATTCTGGTAAGTTAGTTCCTTCCGACTTAAGAAAGTTAAAATCTTCCTTTAAGGAGATTACTTCCCTCAAAAGAGGTCTTAAGCGGTCTGGGGAATTGTCCGGCCACTACTTGGCTTATTCGTTTGGTATAGCTCCATTAGTTTCCGACATTCGCAAGGTTAACTCTGCTATGAAGAACGTTAGTTCTGCATTTAAGAGGTACCGTGCAAGTGAAGGTAAACTAGTGTCTATTCATCGTTCTAGTTATGGAAGCATTCGCTTCTTATATAACGGAACTGATGATATAGTAGGTCCACACTATGACGACAACCAGATTAGATATAGTCTTACGACTACCTCTAGTCCTCGTCGCGTCTGTAGTGTACGTGGTGTTCGGTCAATTAAGTATAATTCAGAATCGTTTTCGAAACTGCAATACTTACTTGATCGATTTGTTGGCACTGGTCCGGCCGCATTAGCTTGGGAATTAATTCCCTTTAGCTTTGTTGTCGACTGGTTCGTTGACCTCCGCAATATAACCGATAGATTAGATAACCTGATTTCAGGTAATTCTAAGCGTATCGTCGACGTCAGTATATCAGAGAAATTCTCTGCTATAGTCACTGGTTGTCCCTATCGGTATTTTACCGGTGTTACAATCAATGATAATGGTGTCGTTGTTTATACTGAAGATGTTAGTCACTACCACCGAAATCCCGTTACTTCCTACAACATTGTAGGTAGCAGCGGTAGGTTTGGAAAGAAGCAGGCGTCCTATTTGGGCGCTCTGCTCCATCAATCGATGGCGAACCTTGTTAAGTAGTTAATACAAAACAGGGACCTTGTGTCCTACCTAAGCATATGGATAGTAATCTCACAATCAGTACGCTAGCGTTTACCGGATCTTATTCGGACCAATCTGGGTCCCTCCGGCGCGAAGTCTCAAGGGGATTGAATCTCCCTGAAACTATGCGAATCAAGCATCAGACCTACGTTGACTCCGTGACTAAACGTCAAGGAAATCAAAGTGCTCTGATCTTTGAATATACGAAAGCGCTCGCCGACGGCAGCATTGCTGTCGTTGCGCGTGCCACACTGAAGGTTCAGTCGCTCATTGATTCGGCTGTTAGCTCAACTGAGGTCCTTGCGGTCCTCGAGCGAGTTATCAATACGATTCAAGAAGACGACAGTGGTCTGGACCTTGGTAACGAAATTTTCGTTAACAAAGAACAGTAACTGTCTGAAGCGAAATGAGTTATCACCCCAAATGCCGGGCCTAAGATAAGCTAAGTGTCATATTATTATGAAAACTCAGATTAAGGAAAGCCTAGCACATTACGTTAATAACTGCTTTGACCCGCAAATGAGAGTTGTTGCTATTTGGCAACTACAATCATTGCAAGTCAATAAGTCATCGATACGAAATTATCGTATGATCAACATAGACGGTAACCATTGGGCATTGCCCCGTGATCGCTGTCTAGGTGCTGTTATTGTAGACATGACCTCTCAAAATCCCTCGCAATTGGATGTGTTTCATTTCCAATTCGAAGTTTACTTGATGAGTGGTCGTTCTCTAAAGTATGGCCTTAACCTTCGAAAGATTAGAAGGAAAGGACAGACTAACATATGGAAATTAGTTGGAGAAATCCAATTAATTCGTGATGCTCGTTTCGGCGGCACAGCTTTGAGTTAATCAAGCTGTACCTTCAACCCTAACTGGCAACTGGATATCCATATGAGCATACTAAATAAAGCATACTCCTGCCTGCTAACTGATATCTCAAGATTGACGGGGATCCGACTGGATCTTCCCGCTGATTTTGACGAAAATTGGGCCCTTATAGAAGGACCACAGTTAGACAAGATTGTTCTGTCATCACTTGAGGAGAATGGGACGTTTAGTCCTGTACTTCCTCAGTGGCTTCGGCCATTGTGGATTGCGTTCTCAGAAAATTCTGATGCCGCTATCCTTAAGTGCCTAAGAACTGTTCTTGTTTTCGGTTACAAAACCAAACATGAACCTACGAAAGTACAACTATCGGATGCTCAAAAAGCATTCGAAGAGTGTAACGCCGCAGTTGGGGTCTGGTCTCGCTCCTTTGATGAAGCGAACGTCAAACCTCCGCTGTTTCGTGAAGCTCGTCGTCTGGTCGGCCGCATTATTGCGGACATCGACTGGTCTGAAATCCTCCCTAACCACGGTCCTGGAGCGGTTTTTCCGCGCCATGATCCAGTTAATAAGGGAGATTTCATCGTCTCAGAACCTATATCACGGTTCTATCCTTATGATCAGTACTTCTGTGCCCTCCCATCACTGGGATGGCTGGATCTTACTGCTCAAAACTATATTGCAAGCGATAATATCGTATGTAATATGGTGGCTGTTCCCAAAGATTCCCGCGGGCCACGCTTAATAAGCGTACACCCTAAAGAATCTATTTGGATTCAGCAAGGTCAACGTATCCTATTGGAACGCGCTATTTCCTCTCATCGGCTTACTCGTTCGAAGATAAACTTCGACGATCAAACCGTGAACGGGAATTTGGCGCTATCCTCTTCCTTTGATCGTAGTTTTTCTACTATTGATCTTAAGGAGGCTAGCGATCGGATCTCTAAGTCATTAGTTTCCTACCTTTTTGGTTGGACTTCTGATGTTCTTAGTTGTTCGAGAGCTAGTCAGGTACGTTTGTTAGACGATCGACAAGTAGGACTAGAAATGTGGGCGCCGATGGGGAATTGTTTAACATTCCCTGTTGAGAGCCTAGTTTTCTGGTCCCTGGTTCGTGCTGGCATACTATGTCGTCATGGTCAGTACTGTGATGATGTCTATGTCTTCGGAGATGATATTATTGTTCCTACGGAATATTACGAAGGTGCTATCTACGGGCTGACTAGTGCTGGGATGATACCCAACGCTGGTAAGACCTTTAGGAAGGGATTCTTCCGAGAATCCTGTGGCGTCGATGCCTATCGTGGCAAAGATGTTACGCCGTTTCGTATCCGTGTGAAACAAGTCAAATCCTACTCCGACGGTGAGTCTCTTTGTGATTTAGCCAAAAGGCTGTCACTTGGAGGTTTCACCCAGACCGCTGCTCATCTGTACGGAACAGTCACACGCCGTTTTGGTCGTTTGTCTTTGACAAACAACCCCGACTGTGTGGGACTCATAGAGTACAGAGACTGCACATTCAGTGCCTTGTATGAATTGGAACCGAGGGTTATTTATAACCATCAGTACCAACGATTCGAGACACCATGTCGCAGAGTTGTTCGGACTATTGAGTCCAATTACAACCATGCCTGGTGGCATGTTCAAGAGTCATTATTATCTCTCGAGCGAAAGCAAGAGAGTATCTCATCGAAAGATTGGAATAACAATATTCCGACGATTCGTGAGATCTATAATGACCGCAGACTGGAGTACCCTCACCCGCGAGGGGTAAGGTTGATCCGTG